GTCCATTAGGGAGTAGTGCTGCAACCACGAAACTTAATGGGCTTTTTTATTGCTTAAAATGTTGCAGATGGCAAAAGACAAAAAATCGTTTATCCTTTACGTTGACCAAAAGGACTTATGGAACAAACTACCTGATGAGATTGCAGGTAAACTAATCAAACACATTTACGCTTACGTTAGTGATGAGAATCCTTCCAGTGATGACTTGATAATTGAGATAGCTTTCGAACCAATCAAACAACAGTTGAAACGTGACTTGAAACTATTTGAGGAAAAGAGAGTTAAAAGAAGTGAAGCAGGAATAGCAGGAGCTAACAAACGATGGCAAGAGATAGCAAACGATAGCAATCGCATTAGTGGCATAGCAAAAATAGCTGATAATGTTAATGTTAATGTTAATGATAATGTAATAGATAATATAAACTATCAAGCGTTGCTTGACTTTGTGAATAAATCTTTTGGTAGAAACTTCAAAGTTGTTAGTGATAAGATACAACGGTCTTATAAAGCACGACTAAAAGAAGGATACAAAAAAGAAGACATTATCCAAGCTATTAAGAACTGCAAGGAAAACAAATTCCATAAAGACAACAACTATCAATACTGCACTCCTGAATACTTTAGTCGTTCTGAAACATTAGATAAATATGTGGATCGTACGATAGTTACCGAAAGTGATAGTATATTAGCAATCCTAAACAAATAAGCTATGATACTTAAACAAGGAGATTCGTTACAATATTTACTTGACGTAAAAGACGGAAAAATTAAACAAGGATTAGGATTAGACTGTTTCCTAGATGAACACCTAAGATTCAAACCTAAACAACTAAACATCATTTTAGGCCACGACAACGTTGGAAAAACGTACTGGATTAATTGGTACTTTCTTACCTTAGCATTAAAGCACAATTTAACATTTTGCATTTGGAGTGGCGAGAATCAGAAAGGTCAAATCCTACGTGATATGATACAGATGTACAGAGGTAAACCATTTAAAGAACTTAGCCATTCTCAGATTAGTGGAGACCTTGCATTCTTGGAGCAGTCATTTATGTTCATTGATAATGCACAACTTTACAAACCTGCAGAAATCTTAAAGCTATTTTCAGAAAGCGGAGCAGATGTAGGATTGATAGACCCGTTTACAGGACTAGATAGAGAAATGAGCTTTGCAGGTAATTACGAATTTATGAATCAAGCTAGACAATTTGTAAACCAAACAGGAATGACAATTTACATAAACACGCATCCAAATACGGAGAGTGGACGCACAGGAAACCTTTACGCAGAAGGCGAACTAAAAGGACATCTTAAAGCTCCGTTAAAAGATCACATTGAAGGAGGTAAGGCTTTCTTAAATAGGTGCGATGATATGATTGTGATCCACAGACTAATAAAACACGAAACATTAAAGTATAAAACTTGGGTGCAGATAGAGAAAGTAAAGGATATGGAAACAGGAGGTAAACATACAGGAATGGATCAGCCTGTGATCTGCGACTTCAACAAAGGAATCGGATTTGAAATAAATGGAGTTGATCCTTTGAAACCTTTCAGAATAAAAGAGCCGTTTCAGGCAAAGATTACAATGACAGAAGAGAAGTTAAACGCATTAAAAAACAAACAATGGACATAGGATTAAAATTACTTTACATCAAAGGACTGATACAAAAGAACATCTGGAAAGTTAAACTCACTAGAGAAGAATTACAAGAGAAACGACCTGAAGCTGCAGCTTACATAAACGGAGCAAAGGACACGGAGAACGATTTAAAACAGGTGCAGTTAGCAATCGTTGAGTTGGAAACAGAACTACGTTTACACGGACGAGAAATCAACCGATGTCTGCATATAAACGGAGAATTAAAGAAAAGAATTGAAGAATTAGAACACGAACTTAAATTTAAAAACGTAGAATTATGAGAAAAACAACAACAGAATGGTTTTTAACTGAATTTAAAAAACAAGTTAGGTTTGAACCTAATTCAGAATTAGATATTTGGATTAACGATTTAATTAAAAAAGCTAAAAAAAGGGAAAAAAGACAAATTAAAATTATCTTTCAAGAAGCTTGTTTGCATAGGGAAAGATACGAAAGAATGGATAGGTCGATAGAATCAGAAGATTATTACCTTGAAAAATACACAAATGAAATTCCCGATTATTTTAAAAAATTTAATAAATGAGAAAAGAACACAAATTAGTTGCACTATGTGCAGTATTACCTGTATTAGCAGATTGGATTGAAGATCTCAATGATCAATCAGTATTTAAACAAGACCTAAAACGCAAAGCAAATATGTTTATGCAGGAAATTAGACGAGTAGATGACCAAGTATTAAGGATTTACGGAGAGAACCGAGAGCAAATCTACGAACAACAAGTAGACTTGCAGATTAGATTTCGTCAATTTGTAGAATCAATAATTGTAGACTGATGAAAAAATTAAGAGTATTAATAGCTTGCGAGGAAAGTCAAGCAGTTACAAAAGCATTTAGGAAATTAGGACACGAAGCATTTAGTTGCGACTTATTGCCTTGCTCTGGAGGACATCCTGAATGGCACTACCAAAAAGATGTATTTGAAGTAATAGATATGGGATGGGATCTAATGATAGCACACCCACCGTGTACTTTTTTAGCAGTAAGCGGCGCTAGATGGCTTTACAATAAAGATGGAAGTAAAAATGAACAAAGACACAAAGACCAAGAAGAAGCACTAGAGTTTGTAGGTAAATTAATGAATGCGCAAATTAAATACAAAGCTATTGAAAACCCTGTTTCAGTTATAAGTACTGGAATCAGAAAACCTAACCAAATAATACAACCTTGGCAATTTGGCGACGAAGCGCAAAAAAGTACGTGTCTTTGGTTATTTAAGTTACCTAATCTAGTCCCTACCAATATCGTAGGTAAAGGAGAGTTTATAGAATTTGTTAGCCATAAAGGACAAATCAAGAAACAACCTAAATGGTATTTTGATGCTTTGAAAAATGCAAAAACACCTAGCGAAAGACGAACGTTAAGAAGTAAAACATTTGACGGAATAGCTAACGCAATGGCTGAACAATGGTCTAACTATATATTAAGTCAAAATGAGATGTAAAAACTGCAAAGAAAAGTTTGAACCTATCCGATTCAATCATAAATACTGCTTAGCTGACGATTGCATTAGAGCTTTTGTAGCTGAGGTAAAAGAAAAGACCTGGAAAGAAACCAAAACACGAATGAAGACAGACCTAAAAACTACACAAGATTGGTTAAAGGAAGCTCAGACAATATTCAACAAGTATATCAGATTAAGGGATGAAGGATTAAATTGTATTTCTTGCAATAAACCAATACGAAAAGGAAATGTGGATGCAGGACATATGTGGAGTGCAGGAGGTCATAGCAACCTGCGTTTTAATGAATTTAATGTTAATGCTCAATGTTCAAGACCTTGCAATAAAGATAAGTCAGGTGACATAAATAATTATAGATTGGGATTTATTAAAAGATATGGAGCAGATAAATTATCTGATTTAGATTCAACAGCACATATAGAAAGAAGGTTTACGAAAGAAGAACTAAAAATGTTAATAACTAAATACAAGCAAAAAACAAAAGATTTAGAAAAATAGATATATTAGCATTGTAGAGTTACGGCTACATTTAAAACATTTTAAGTCCTTGACGTTAGTAGAGACCGTAACCTCGAAAGCGTTAAGGCTTTTTTATTTTATGGAAATATGGAAAGATGTTATTGGATATGAAGAATTGTATCAAGTATCTAATTTAGGAAAAGTTAAAGCACTTGCAAAAATGAAATCAGTAAAAAATTATTCTTATATTACAAAAGAAATAATATTGAAAGCTGCAGTTGATTGCGGATATAAAAAAGTTGTGCTTACTAAAGATGGCATTAGGTCTACAAAAAAAGTTCATCGTTTAGTTGCATCCGCATTTTTAGGAGACAACCCTAATTTATGTGTAAATCACATTGATTTTAATAGGTCTAATAATAACTTAAATAATTTAGAATGGGTTTCTGTTTTAGAGAATGTAAGGCATTCTAGAATCAATAATCGATTTCCTAAAATGATGATTAGCGATACTCATAAACAAATTCTAAGAGATGTAAATAGTAAAAAAGTTATTTGTACCAAAACAAATAAAATATTTAATTCAGCTACAGAAGCATCTAATGAGTTGGGGTTGAAGCGTTCTACATTAATTCATTATTTAATTGGAAGTAGAAATAATAAAACAACATTAAAATATTTATAAATAGTTTGTAATCTAAATATTATTTATATATTTGTCTAAACAAAAACCAATTTATTATGAAACATTTATTTAAATCGTTGGCTCAGTTCCAACAAGAAGTGCCTGTAATCCACAAAGCAACGCAAGGCTATGGATATTCTTATTCGGATTTACCGAAGATTTTTAGTGTAATCAATCCATTGCTAAAAAAACACGGATTAGGATTCACTCAGTTAATTAACGAAGGGGATGTATTAACAATTCTCTTCCACGTAGAATCAGGAGAGCAGATACAAAGCTCCACAAACATTCCGCAAAACGTACAACTCAAAGGAATGAATGACTTCCAAGTTCTAGGTTCTGCAATCACTTACATTCGTCGCTATGCTATCAGCTCAATGTTAGGATTAGTAACTGACAAAGATACTGATGCAGGAGGAGAGCAAGTAAAAAACGAACCAAAGAAACAAACGCTAGACGCTAAGAGATTCCAAGATGCAGTCAAAGCAGTAACGGAAGGAAAGATAACACGTGAGTCTTTAGAAAGCAAGTTCACGTTAACAGAAGGTCAAATCGATATATTGAACGCACTATGAAAGTTAGATGCTCTGCTATAGGAAAAATTATGAGTAGTCCTCGCAATAAATCGGAGGTGCTTTCACAGACTGCAAAGACTTACATTCACGAAATGGTGCTGCAGGATAAATACGGAATCCGTAAAGAGTTTAGCTCACGTTACACAGACAAAGGAAACGAAGTTGAGAACGAATCAATCAACTTAGTCAACGAAGTGCTTGACGTTGGATTCATTTACAAAAATGAGGAGCATTACGAAAATGAATGGATTACAGGAACTCCGGACGTAAACACGGAGCAAGTATTGTTAGACGTTAAAAGCTCTTGGGATGGTTCTACGTTTCCATTCTTTGAAACTGAAATTCCAACTAAGGACTATTACTACCAATTGCAAGGTTATATGTGGCTTACAGGAAAACAGGAGTCAATGCTTTGTTATTGCTTAGTTGATACTCCTGAGTTAATGGTTGAAGACGAAATAAGAAGAACTCACTGGAAACTTAATCTAATGGAAGAAAGTTTAGAACTGCGAGACGAAATCCAGAAGAAACATATCTTTAGCCACATACCTAAGAACAGACGAGTCAAAGTATTCTACGTACAGAAAGACGAAGCAGTTATAGAACGAATCAAAGAACAGGTAGAGCTTTGCAGAGAGTATTACAACACCTTAATAAATTTCCTATGAATCAATTAATCGAAGACCAAATAGTAATACGCGTTCTAAGCCGATTTGCCGAACGAAGTCAAGTAGGAATAGCTAAGTACAAGACAACGCTTGAAAGAACTGATTTAAGCACGTTAGAATGGCTTACACACGCACAAGAAGAAGCTATGGACTTTGTGCTTTACTTGGAACGACTGAAAGACGAATACAGAGGTGGCTTATTAACTAAAATGGTAAAGCAATCGGAACAAGATGGATTGTATCAAGACAAATTAAAACGAACAATGCCTAAATAAACACGGATGAAAATAACAATCGAACAATACGAACATAAGATTATTCACGAAGTACCTCACAACGATGTAACTCTAGACGAAGCTTTACAAATGATTGAAGGACTTTTAAAAGCTACTGGATATTCTTTCAGTGGGAATCTTGAGATAGTGGATGAGTGGGTTGATAATGATGAAACCTTTAAAGGATAAGTGGCAATTTTTACCACATAAACTAAATAGAAATGATAACTAAACAACAAGAACAATGAAGATAATTAGCCTTTACCCAAGCAATGATGTTTACCAAGTAGTAAGTGAAGATGAAAGAATAGTTTACTTTCAAGGTAGTGAAGAAGATTGTGAGAAATATAGAATGAAAAGACTTTTTAACTTTTAAATCAAAATAATCATATTGTTGGAGTCAACAAAATGATAACTAAACAACAAGAACAATGAAGATAGACGTTGATGAGTTCAACCGAAAGGCAGAACATATTATTGAAACAGTTGTCAAACCACAAGTAGCAAAATACGAATTAAGTAAACAATTAAATAAACATAAAATGGAAAACAAGTTAAACACGGGAGCAATCTTCAAAAACACGAACAAGAAAGCGGATAACCACCCCGACTACAAAGGAAAGGTAAACGTAAATGGTAAAGAAATGGAAGTTGCGTTATGGGTTAAGCAAGGTAAAGCAGGATCATTCTTTTCTGCAGCATTCTCAGAGCCTTACGTTGCACCTGAGACAATGGAAAGAAGACCAGTAAGTGATGCAATGGATGATTCCGACTTACCGTTCTAATGTACGTTGACGAGGGAGGATTGCGAAAGCAATTAGAGATTTTGCTTCGTACCAAAACACGAAACCAAATTGTGCAAGAGATAAAGTCAAACACAGGAAGATTCCACCAATACCAAATTGACAAGTTCCTGCAGGGAAAAGACGTTACATTATGTACAGTAGTCAAGCTAGACAATTACGTCAGCAGAGAAATCTACTTAAACGATTTAGAGCCACTTTAACAGGTGGCTTTTTTATTGTTGAAAACTTTTTGGCAACGTGATTAGATTTTCATCGTAAGTTTGATTAGAATTTAATCAATGGACAAGCTCACATTATTAACTAAGCATCACAAAGATTGGGTCAAGGTAGTCAATAGCTTTGGTGAATACTTTTTTGCTGATGATATCGTGCAAGAAACATATTTAAAGATTCTTCGTTTAAATCATATAGACAAGATAGTTACTACAACGATTAACAGGAGTATGATGTGGTTAGTATTGAGAAGCGTTCACATTGACCATTTAAGACTACAGAAACACGATAAGGTAAGTTTAGATTTAATTTATAGTTTAAGCAGCGAGGACTCAATAGAAAGCCAACAAGCAATAAACAGAATAGACGAACTGATCGAAGCAGAAACAAAGAAGTGGCATCACTACGATAAAATGTTATTTGATTTGTACAGAAAAACGGAGCTATCAATGCGAGAAATAGCAGAAGCAACGAATATACACTACACATCTATCTTCCATACATTAAAACGATGCAAGAAAAGACTACAGGAAGCAGTAGGAGATGACTATCAGGACTATTTAAATAAAGATTTTGAACTAATAAAATAAATATGATATTTAAAAATATATTTGAAATTTTAGAAGCTGAGTTAGAAAGACGAGTTGAAAGATCCAAAGATAATTACAGACTTTTTTGTGACCAGGAGAAAATTAACAAAAAGCTCAGAGCAGAAAACGAAATACTGAGAAATGACTTAGCAGAATTAAGTAAAGAATACTTTAAAAAATAAACAATGGAAAAACGAACAACAAAAAAGAAAGCAGAAGGTCTAGGTGATACTGTTGAGAATGTATTAGAAGCTACAGGAGTGGCTAAAGTTGCAAAATGGATAATGGGTGATGATTGCAATTGCGAAGCGCGTAAAGAGAAACTCAACGCATTGTTTCCTTACAGAACTCCCAAGTGCCTAACAGAAGACGAACACACTTATTTAACAGAATCACAGGTATTAAACAAGCAAACATTAAAGCCTAGTGAGCAAGATGCAATCTTAAAGATTTACAATCGTATCTTTGGAATCAGCAGAGAACCTACTTCTTGTGCTACTTGCTGGTTAGAGATTATCGATAAAATGCAAAAGGTATTTAACGAATACGCTGAGTAATGAAATACTATCTTATCGACCACGGAAAAGAAATGATTGCAGAAGCAAACGTTCTAACTGACCATCTAACAAAGCAAGGACATCACTACGTTGTTTACTTGACAAATGCTGATGGATTAATGTGTGTTGAAGAGATAGACGAGAATGAATTTTTAGATCACTTTAAAAAGAACAATGCAGGTAAATAAAGTAAAGATTAGCGAGGTAAAGACGAATCCAAAGAATCCACGTTTTATAAAAGACGATAAGTTCCGTAAATTAGTCAAGTCAATAGAAGAGTTCCCTCAGATGCTTGAGTTACGTCCAATAGTAGTTGACGAAAACAATATAGTACTGGGAGGAAATATGCGTTTAAAAGCGTGTAAAGAAGCAGGACTTAAAGAAGTGTTTATTGTCAAGGCAGAGAATCTTACCGAGGAACAGAAAGACGAATTTATAGTAAAAGATAACGTAGGCTTTGGAGAATGGGATTGGGATATGTTAGCTAATGAATGGGACGTAGAAAAGATACAGGATTGGGGATTAGATTTACCTGTTGATTTAAGCGTAACAGAACTCGAAGCTGAGGAGGACGACTACAGCGTTCCTGAAGGTGGAATAGAAACCGATATTGTTTTAGGAGACTTATTTGAAATAGGCGAACACCGTTTACTTTGTGGAGATAGTACGTGCAGTGATACCGTTGCTAAGTTAATGAACGGAGAGAAGGCAGATATGTGTCATACCGACCCTCCTTATAATATTGATTATGAAGGTGGAAGTAAAAAAAGAGAGAAGATTGCTAATGATAAATTAGAAGACTTTCCTCAATTTTTATATGATGTTTACACAACAATATCAACTGCATTAAAAAAAGGAGGAGCAATATATGTTTGGCACGCCTCATCGGAAACTCATAATTTTATTCAACAATTTTTAAACGCAGGATTTTTATTTAAGTCTTATATTGTATGGAATAAAAACAACTCTACATTTGGAAGGTCAGATTATCATTGGAAACACGAACCTTGCATATATGGTTGGTTAGATGGTGCATCACATAAATGGCACGGTGATAGAAAACAAACCACTGTTTGGGATATTGATAGACCAAGTCGCTCTGAAGAGCATCCTACAATGAAGCCAATACCATTATGTTGTAAGCCATTAGAAAATTCATCAAAGCAAGGCGATATTGTATTAGACGTATTTTTAGGTTCAGGTTCAACAATGGTAGCTGCACACCAACTTAAACGCAAGTGCTACGGAATGGAATTAGACCCGAAGTATTGTCAAGTTATTATAAATAGAATGATTACATTAGACCCAACTTTAAAGGTAAAGAAAAATGGAGAAGATTATACATTGTCAGTTTAACGGAAAAGACGGATACAAGTATGCAAATGATGGTAAATGTTTTACTTATAACAAGAACCAACAATCAAAAAGAAAGGCATACGAAAGAGCAAGTGAGCAGATGATTAAAGCAGAACACTCAAAGGATAAATAATCAACGAGAATACAACAATCAAATGGCAAACAAAGATATACAACCTAGATGGGAGAAAGGCGAAAGCGGAAACCCTGCAGGCAGACCGAAAGGAAGTAAGAATAGAAGCACAATAGCACGTCAATGGCTAGAAGTAAATCAGTCACTAAAGAATCCTTTAACAGGTGAGCAGGAGACAATGTCACAAGAAGATTTAATGACGTTAGCATTGATTAAAAAGGCACGTGAAGGCGATGTAGCAGCGTACAAAGCATTAATGGATTCAGGTTACGGACAACCACTTCAACAAATCGAACAAACAATTTTAGAACAACCTTTATTTCCAGATGTTCACACGGACGACGTCGATAAATAAGATACTCGCTTTAAAAAAACGAATCAAAATAATTCAGGGAGGTACATCTGCAGGAAAGACTTTCGGTATATTACCAATCCTTATTGACAAAGCAATTCGTACAAGTAACTTAGAGATTTCGATAGTTGCAGAATCAATCCCACATTTAAGAAGAGGTGCATTAAAAGACTTTCTTAAAATAATGAAGTGGACTAATCGTTATATAGACGGGCAGTTCAACAAGTCACTTTTAAGATACGAATTTAGAAATGGATCAGTTATTGAATTTTTTAGTGCTGACGATTCATCTAAGTTAAGAGGAGCAAGACGTGACATCCTGTATATCAACGAGTGCAATAATGTAACGTTTGAATCTTACAATGAGCTTTCTATTCGTACAAAGAGAGAAGTTTTTTTAGACTTTAACCCTGCGAATGAGTTCTGGGTACACAAGGAACTAAAAGACGAATCAGATAGCGACTTTATAATCTTAACCTACAAGGACAACGAAGCGTTAGATGAAGCAATAGTCAGCCAAATAGAAAAGAATAGAGACAAGGCATCTACAAGTTCATATTGGGCTAATTGGTGGCGTGTATATGGATTAGGACAGATTGGTAGTTTAGAAGGAGTGATCTTTGACAATTGGAAGATGATCGATAACATTCCAAGCGAAGCAAAGTTGATAGGAATAGGATTAGACTTTGGATACACGAATGATCCTACTTCTGCAATAGAGATCTATAACTACAACGGAAAGAGAATAATCAATGAGATTTGCTATAGAACAGGAATGGTCAACTCAGACATTGCTAAGATCCTGCCTAGTCACGTTACTATTTATGCTGATAGCTCAGAACCTAAATCAATAGAGGAGATTCGTAGATTCGGAAAGATGATTAAAGGCGTAACCAAAGGAGTAGATTCAATCAAGTTCGGGATAGATGTAATGCAAAGACAGGAATACTTAGTTACAAGTTCCAGTACAAACCTAATCAAAGAACTTAGAAGCTATTGTTGGAGCGTAAAGAAAGACGGAGAGAAAACGAACGTACCTATTGACCATTACAATCACGCCATTGACGCATTAAGATATCACGAGATGGAAACACTAGGTTTAAAAAAGAACTATGGACAATACAACATCAGATGATTTACCAATGATGAAAAGAGTAGTTGAGGACTACATCTATCAGCGTACAGGAAAACGGATTACAATAGTATTCGATGATGTTATGATGATACGTAGACACTTCCAAATGTTGACTGCAGCTTACGACATTATCCTAGTGCAACAAAACAAAAATTAAATCGTTTTAAAATTATGAAGTTAGAAATTAACGTACCTTCAAGCCTAAGTGAAATTCCACTTAAACATTACCAAGACTTCCTAAAAGTTCAGGCAGATTCCAACGATGAGGAATTTGTCGCTCAGAAGATGATTGAAATCTTTTGTGGCATAACTCTCAAGGACGTAGTTAAAATGAAGCTAACGAGCTTAAATGAGCTAATAGCGCACTTCACACAGTTATTCTCGGAGAAACCTAAGTTCCAAAACAGGTTTAAAATTACATCAGAAGAAGGAGAGATTGAATTTGGATTCATTCCAGAATTAGAGCAGATCAGTTTTGGAGAATACGTTGATCTTGAATCGCATCTTACGAATTGGGATAGCTACCACAAAGCAATGGCAGTTATGTATCGTCCGATTATCAAAACACGAAAGGATAAATACGATGTTTTACCCTATGAGCCAAACAAAGACTTTCAGGAGTTAATGAAGTTTGCACCTCTGGACATAGTTATAGCAAGTAGTGTTTTTTTTTGGAGTTTAGGAAGCGAGTTACTAACGGCTACCCTGAGTTATTTGGAGAACGAGATGAAGAAGAACACGAAGCTTACAACGACTTTTCAGAAACAACTCAATTTGCAAAACGATGGGGATGGTATCAATCAATATATGCAATCGCTCAGGGAGACATTACAAGATTCGATGAAGTTACCAATTACAAACTTACTAAATGTCTCACCTATCTCGTCTTTGAAAAGCAAAAAACAGACATTGAAAGAAGACAATTTGAACGCAATTTAAAACGATGACAGGATTCTACGACATACTAGACAAACTTAAGTGGCACTTTGATAACGATGAGATTGTAAACTCAGTTACTCAAGGCGACATCTTTCAGGTTGACTTAAACAAACAGACTATCTTTCCATTGGTTCACATAATGGTTAATAGTTCTACGTTATCAGATAATACGCAGACGTTTAATGTTTCAGTGATTGCTATGGATATTGTAGACGTATCAAAAGCAGAACCACTTAATAACTTTGAAGACCGTGATAATGAACTAGACGTTTTAAATACTCAGCATCACGTTTTAAACAGGGCTTACCAACAGATGCTTCACGGCAATTTGTGGGATGCACAATTTGTAGTAGAAACAGACCCTACGTTAGAGCCATTTACAGAACGATTCGAGAACTTACTAGCAGGATGGACAATGACATTCGATGTTGTAGTTCCTAACGATATGACAATCTGTAATACTGATAGCTATGCTCCGTTTTGTTCACCTGCATACGTTGTAAACACGGACGCAAGTTACTCAACCAGTGTTCAATCAGGAAGCACATTAACGTTACCTAACACAACATTGAATCTACAAATAGACGGAACACAAGTAGCGACAT